CAAAATTCATTGGAATAAAACCAGCCTTTCTATCCATAAAGATAAACTCATAGTTATCCCACTTGTTGCAATATTCGTATAGGTTTAAAGTTAGGGGTTTATTAATACAGGGGTTAGTACAATTAGATAATTTAAAGTTAGTAAATAATGGATTACTACCATCAAACCACTCAACATTATATTCACCACTTGGAGGACAAGTTGTTGTACCAGAATTAGTTGAAATAAGATAATCATTCCCACCACCTAAAGCATTTGATACTTGCCAATTTAGATTGGGTGCATCATACCAAATATAAAATGTATTTCCACCATCAACCCAAATAAAATAATTTCTACCATTATAAGTACCACTTGTATAGACAGTTGTAGAAGCATTTGTTTGGCCAGGGTAATTAAAACCTAAATCTACTGATGTATAACCACTACTTATTAAACATACATCATATGTTGTTGTCAATGGGGTAATAATAGGTAATCCCCCAGTAATGAATGTAGCATCCGCAGCATCAACATTATTCAAATTCCAAGGGAATACCCCAACACTCAATACTTCTTTCTTACAATCCAAATTTATAATGACATTAGTACCATCATCAGTCAGCACTAATAACCCATCTGGTTCAGGGTATGTTGTACCTGTATAAATACTATTGAAGTATGTTATATGTCCCCTATTTCTAATTCTTGTCTTATATCCATCAGGTACATTAGAATACCACAATGCTGTCCCACCACTTGAAGGATAATATGTATCCCTAAAATAGGGTTCAACTCTATAAGGTATAAAGTCGTATGTATTGATTGCAGCATTATGTGCGTAGTATTGGGTGAATGATGTTAAACCTGTAAAGAATGTTTGTTCATCATTAAATAGTTTTGTTGTCCCCGATGTTGAGGATAATGATGAAACACATAAGTCTAATACCACTTGATTATTATTGGGTACTTGTATTACACCCCACGTTCCATTGTATTGTGATATTGTTGCCCCTTGAATGGTTATTGTATCCCCAGTGTTATAGTAGTGTTGGGTTGTACCTGTCAATACAACATTTAATAAACATCCTGTACCACTAACTGCTAATCCAAATACTGAATCAAATGGCCATTCAAATGTATAGGCTTCCCCAACTTTAATTGTGTATTCAACAAAGTCTTGAACACTACAACCAGTTAAGTCATAATCAAATACATTCTCCACTTGGGTTTGAAGTATTTTCATAGGGTTATATACACCCCATCCACTTATAGGTTCAGCGGGTACTCTAACTCTTATTAGTCTATCCCCCAATGTATTACCTTGTGATTCATATACATCATAAAGATATTCAAAGTTATCCTCAGTCTTATTATTACTATCCACAATAAAGTAGTTAGGGTTATAGACTGGTGCTACTTTCAATGGGGTATTTATTATAGTTAATGCCATAGTGTTATCCTTTTAGTTTATTCTCTATCTCCAACGCAATTGCTTCCCCAATTCTTTCTTCAGCTCTTAGGAACAATTCGTGGTTGATTATTTGTTGGGTTAAATCATAGGGTTCAATGTATCTTGTCCCCTCGTCTAAATAAGTGTAATACTCTTGTGTTATTAATCTTATGGTAAAGTCATCATCTATTTCAACCTTAGCACTATCACGTAATAACCCCGTATCAACAAGATTATTCTCATCAATAACTTCTTGGTAGGCTTGGAGTATATCTCTCTCTATAAGGGTTAATATCTCATTAAGACTTGCCATAATCTTTATTGTTCTTATTTATACTTTCTTTAATCTTATTCATCTTATCAATAAGGATAGCCAATTCAGCTTCCTTGCATTTGGATAGGGTATCGAATTGACAATTCCCCCTTGTTCCATATTTATATTTTCCATTATCACATTTATAACAAGGCATAGTATTATGTTTTTAATTTAATGGGATGTCGCAATCCCTATCGTTTAGTGTTACTTCTATTACATATTCAGCAAACCACCCACTGAAAAACTCAGGGGTTATATTAGATGAGGGGAATGATGTTGGAGTACCCACCACATTCCAATCATTCTCACCAAGGGTTGAACCATTATTGATGATATACTTATATAAGTCATTTAGTATTTGGAGACAATCACTTATAACATCCCTCCTATTACTGATGTCCTTATTCAACGCATCTAAACAATACACCCTTATTCTAAATTGTTGTACCCAATTATTCATTGTGTGTGATAGTGGTTCAACAAATAGAATGGGGAAGTTCTCATTCTCCGTGACATAAGTATTTAATGTAGGACGAAAACCCTCACCAAATGATTTTATTTGAAGGTGGTTGTTTGCGAAGTCATTGATAAAGTCTATCAATTGGTTGTATGATTTTTGATTAGCCATTTTAATATAGATATTTAATTTATAATCTGTTTATATTGTAAAGAAAGAAAATGATGGGGCTGAACCATTACGTTTCTTTAAATGTAATACCCCATATCTTAAAGCATCACATCCATCATCATATAACTTTACAGGTTCATCCATTATCTTATCCCCATTTGTTTTCCACTTATAGTTATTAATTTCCTTCCACAGGTTAATGGATTGGTTGTGTATGTATAATTCACTACTCTTAACTGAATCAATACCCTCCTTTACATTCTTATCAGCATTGATTGCATTATACCCAGCTCTACGTATTTCTTGTATTATCTCAGGACGTGCATAATCACATACAATGGGGATTGTCTTGGATATTTTTAGTGTATTCATTTCACTAACCAAGTCTGTTGCGGTTAGATGACTTTTATATAATAATTCCTCAGCATATATTTTATTATCTAATTTACCCACCTTTATTAATGCTGTGGGGTGATTATACCCGAAGTCTAACCCCATACATTCATTATCATATTTATCGGGTAATGTATTGGTTAATTGTTGGTGGGTATATATTGCTGATTTGGGTATTGCTGTTTCCCCCAAGGCATATATCTTATAATAGTTTTCATCAACCTTTATCAAGTCCTCAATTTCCCTTATAAGGGACTTTTCCAAGAAAGGGTTATCTTTATAGGTTGAATGGATTTTAATTGATTGTGGGTTAGAATACAAGTCATATATCCAGTGGTACATATCACTTGGGTTGAAGTCTAAAAAGAGTTTATCACTCGTTCTAAAATTTAATTGTTGGAACTCATCGAAGTTTATTTCATTGGCTTCGTTCATCCATAGTATGTCCCTCCTTCTACCCCTAATCTTTTGTTCATCATCCACACTAAAAAACTCTAACATTGTACCATTGGGGAATGTATAGATATTCTCAGTCTTATTGTGATTTTTCTCACTATATACATTCATCTCTTTCATAATAGATATTACATCCCTCATTACTGATGCTCTTAATGATGGTAGGGTTTTTCTAACTATTGATACAATCTTATTCGGGTTTGTTAAACAATACACAATCAATAGTTGGGAGAGTGAATATGTCTTACTACTTCTTGTTCCCCCAACATTGATTATAAATCTTGTATTACCTGTTAGACAATCATAATTGCGTTGAAATACATTGGTGACTTGTAAATCCATTATTTATCCTTGGGATTAACTACGCTTATATTTATCATTGGGGTTGTATTGATGGTTTCCCCATTTGAAGTTATATCAGTTGTTTCACCCCATCCTCTATGTTTGCCACGGGTTCTAAGATAAAATAGAATGAGTTTATCATTACCATTTCTAATACCCTCCACCATCTTGGTTTCAACAAAGTCAATTTGTTCTTCAAGTATATCATCAATGGCTTTTTTAAACTCCTCATCCTTTCTATAATGGACATTAAAGTTTTGTCGGGTTGTACCCACTCTATCACAGGCACATTTGATTATACCCATACATTCAGCAAATGCGTCTATCAATTTATTCTTGGTGTCTTTATTCTTCATTTTAAGTCAAGTTTTGAAAATTTAATTACAAGGGAAATTATCACAGGGATGTGTAAAATACCTTAAATCGTTTATGGTTATGTTATGATTGGGTTTTGGATTGAAGGATACTATCTCGTGTATATTACCCCCATTCTTTAATACCAACCATACTTGTCCATCATCATATGTATATTCTATTAATTGTGTTTGTGCATTATGTCTTGTTCCACCAAATTTAACTGGTTCAATGGTGGGTTCAGGACAACAATTGTTTTCATTAAAGTAATTATTAACATATTGTTGTACTTCTTGTAGTGTAAGACTATTATCATTGAAATAGTTTTCAACATATTCTTGTACTTCTTCTATGGTGAGGATATTATTGTTATACCCTATTTCAAGGAAGTTCTTATCATCATCGAGTGTATAGAATTTGTTTGATATTACATCTAATATAATTCTAACATTTCTTTGTCCATTCTTGGTGATGGCGTTTGCTACAGTTAAAAATCTTGGGTTGTTTGGATTGTACATCATAATTTTTTATTATAAATATATAAAAAATGGGAATGTTTAAAAAACATCCCCAAGTTAGACTAAAAATACCTCCTCCTTTTAGTTATAAACTCTAATAATTAGATTACCTATAAATATATTATCTGTTGGGTTTCCATCTTTATCCCAAGTCATTACACCCAAACTATTAACATCATTCCAATATACATTACAAAAGATTGGAGAACCTTGTTGAGGATTGAATATGGGGACAATTCTTTTATAGTTTAAGAATAATCCTGTTGATGTAATCATATATTCTCCTACACCATTTCTACTGAATATAAGTTCAGCACCCAAGTCATTTATATATACATTTGGTACTGGTGAATTTACACCATTTTGAAAGATATAAGCAACGTATTCTTTATAGTTTGGAGTATAGGTTGCTGATGGAGTTTTTGCAAATAAATTAAATAGTTTCATATACCTTTCATTATTACATTTAATGCCGATACAGTTATATCTGTTGTATCAGTATTATTATTTACTTTAATATCTACAATATCACCATTTGATAATGATGTGATTGCCATACCGGGTATTGTTGATGTTTTCCCACCACTACCTGTAATAACCATACTTATTGAGCCAGGTATTAATATATCATTTTTGAATGCAGCAATCTCTATTTCTTTATTATTGCCTGATGAAACTTCTACATGCCCTATAATCATAAAATACCTTGTATCCCCACTATATTCAATTTTACACATGTAGTGATAAAAATAAATGGATGCCTGGTTGGATTCCAAATTGGAATTTGGAAAATGGTTTAAAAGACTACAATTT